TAAAAACTGTAATGGCAGAGACGATTTTAGTGAATTTATAGATAGAATATACAAAAGAATATAGTTCCTGTCTTAATAGTTTATTAAAATAAGTTAAAAATTACGTTATATAATAAAGATTGATTAAACAATAAAATATCAATTATGGATAATAGAAAAAACAATGGTGGCGTAAGACAAGGTGCAGGGAGACCTAAAAAAGCAGACGAACTAAAGCTGATTGAAAAACTTGATGCCTTAATAGATAATGATGAAGTAATTAAAACTTTAGGTAAACAAATATTAAAAGGAGACAGCAGGGCTATGAATCTATATTTCGGTTATAGATATGGCAAACCTAAAGAATCTGTAGATATATCTTCAAGTGACGGCTTTAATGTAAACTTTAGAGACCTAATCAAATTTAAGTGATTGAAATAAATAAAAAGTATGCTCCTATTGCTGAATCAGATGGGAGGTACTTTATTGTAACTGGAGGACGTGGGTCTGGCAAATCATTCTCCATAAACCTCTTATTAGTTCTTTTAACTTATGAAGCTGGGCATACTATACTGTTTACTCGTTACACTTTATCTTCTACTTATATTTCTATTATCCCTGAATTTATTGAAAAACTTGAACTGCTTAAAATATTTGATGACTTTCATATCACAAAAGATGAAATAAGAAATAAGCGTTCTGGAAGCAAGATAATTTTTAAAGGTATCAAAACATCAAGTGGAGATCAAACAGCTAATCTAAAGTCATTACAAGGCGTTACAACGTTTGTATTAGATGAAGCAGAAGAACTTACTAATGAAGATACATTTGACAAGATAGATTTGTCAGTAAGACAACAAGGCAAACATAATAGAGTGATACTAATACTAAACCCTACAACTAAAGAACATTGGATATATAAAAGATTCTTTGAAGATAAAGGAATCCAAGAAGGCACAAATGAATCAAAAGATAATATCACTTACATACACACTACCTATTTAGACAACTTAAAGAACCTATCAGAAAGTTATATAAACCAAATAGAGAACATTAAACAACGCAGACCAGAAAAATATAAACATCAAATGCTCGGAGGGTGGCTTAATAAAGCAGAGGGTGTTATATTAACTAACTGGTCAATAGGAGAATTTAAAAAAGTAGGCGTTAGTGTATTTGGTCAAGACTTTGGATTTAATGACCCTAACACATTAGTAGAAACTAATATAGATACAACAAGAAAGATTATTTATCTAAAAGAATGTTTTTACTTGAATGGTTTAACAACAACAGAAATAGCACGTTTAAATATGAAACACGCTACAGACAATTTAATAATTGGAGATGCAGCAGAAAAAAGATTGATCTATGAATTAAAACAAAAAGGATGTAATATAGTTTCTTCAATAAAAGGAGCTGGTTCTATAACTTATGGAATATCATTATTACAAGATTATGATTTAATAGTAGACGAACAAAGCATAAATTTAATCAAAGAACTAAACAACTACAGTTGGCTTGAGAAGAAATCTAACACACCAATAGATAAACATAATCATCTTATTGATGCAATTAGATATGCAGTAAGTTATCAGCTTCAAAATCCTAATAGGGGTAAATATTACATACAATAACTAAACAAGGGTAAATGGAATGTAAAAAATGTAAACAGACAATGACAATATATTCAGGTAAAGACAACAAGGACTACTACTACTGTAGGGAGTGTGATATTATAGAGTTTGAATAAACTTTATTAAATATTTTGTTAATTAAATAAATAGTTGTATATTGCAGTATAATTGCAATGAAGCAGTTATATAAACAAAACAAAATGAATAAATTAAAACTTAACGAAATTAAAAATTTAAGTAGTAGTAGTGTAAAAATAGCACACTTAACTTTAACAATGGAATCAATCCATTTTGAACACGATTTAACTTTTAAGTTGTCGACTGCAGGTACTAACATAAGAATTGAGAGTAGTCATTTAACAAGAGAATTAAATCATTTAATAGAATGGTTAAATCAGTCATCAGAAAATGAAGATAATTTAAGAAGTAATGAATCTGAAATTATATTATTTGCAAGAGATATGATTAAATGTAACGAACAGTTAAAAGAAATTAAAACTTTATAATAACAACAGGGAGTGTAAAAGCTCCCTTTTTAATACTTAACAAATGGCAGTAAATAAAATAAAATTAGAAGATAAATTTAAAATTATAGATGTTGAAACAACTTTAAAAATGTTAATACAACACGCAGATTTAAAACCTCATCACAAAGACTGGGCATTAACATCTTATAAAAACATTTTAGACTTTAAACATCAAAACGATATACTATGAAAAAAAGACAGTATAGATCAAATCAAGGGCGTAATCCTAAAAGGGAAGAAGCTATGTTTAACACAATCAAAGTAGCATTTGTATTATTAGTTATTGCTACTATTGTAAATTTAATTTTATCATAATGAAATACTATTACGAAGATAACGGAAACAGAAGATATTACATTGCAAAGAAAATATCTAAAAAACAAAACAAAGAAACATTTTTAAAGGTTGCAGGTTATGCAGCTATTGGCTGGGCAGTATTTTATATTGCATTGTTTTTTTTCTTACATTTGTTAGAAATGGCAGTATGAGAAACAAAATACAGAACATACAAGATTTAGAATACAGTAACAATCAAATATTAATTGGAGAACTAATTAAAAAATGGTTAAAGGCAAAACCTAAAAACAAAGAGGTTCTAAAATTAAGAGATGCGTTTATTGATAATTCAATTTACGTTGCAGGTTTACAAAATGATCTTACAGCTTCTAAAATGGCTAATAGTGAATATAGAGAAAGAATGAATGAAGCCTTGTATGATTTAGAATTAATAAAAGAAGAAAATAAATATTATAGTGAGTGACTATATAATTGAGTTGTTTTGTTTGGAAAAAGGGTGTTAGAAATAGCACCTTTTTTTTTATACTAAAATCCTACTTTAATTACGTTATATAAGTATGAAAGCTAATATAAACGTTCCTAACGAACTTAATGAGATTACACTAAAGCAATATCAAAGGTTCTTAAAAGCTCAAGACAAAGCAAAGGATAATAACTTCATACAGACTAAAATGATAGAGATATTTTGTAGGGTAAAACCTCAAGATGCTCTTAACATAAGATTGTCAGATGCAGAACGTATTACAAGAATAATATCAGATATGTTTGAACAGAAGCCTGATTTAGTACAGTCCTTCTGGCTTAACAATGTAGAGTATGGTTTTGTTCCTGATCTTGATGAAATTACATTAGGAGAATATATTGACCTTGATACTTATATGGGAGACTGGGATAATATAGAAATAGCAATGAATGTACTATACCGACCTATCAAACAAAAACTGGGAAACAAGTATTTAATAGAGGACTATGACCCTGATAAAAAAGACAGAATTACTACAATGCCTATGGATGCTGTATTCGGTTCTATACTTTTTTTTTATCGTTTAGGGATAGAATTATCGAAAACTATGATGAATTATTTGGAGAACAAGGAGGAGAAACAACTTCTGGACGTGCTGGATTTGCAAAAAAGTGGGGATGGTATTCGAGCCTTTACGGACTCGCTGGAGGAGATATTACAAGATTTGAAGATATCACAAAATTAGAAATGCATAAATGTTTAATGATGTTAGCATTTATGAAAGACAAAAACGAATTAGAATCGAAACAAATAAAAAGTAAGTTTAAATGAGCCAACAAGGAATAAGGGGATTTTACCAATTAACTGAAACAATAAAAGACCAGCTTTTAGCTGACATAAATTGTAATACAGTAACTACAGGAGACCTATATGATGTTAACCTTAACAAGCAAGACATATTCCCTCTTGCTCACATTATAGTCAACAACGTAACACAAGAAGAACAAACGCTTACGTTTAACATAAGCATTCTTGCAATGGATATTGTAGATCAATCTAAATTACCAACAGAAGATAGGTTTATAGGAAACAATAATGAACAAGATATACTTAACACACAATTAGCAGTATTAAATAAAGTAATACAAGTTTTAAGAATGGGTACTTTATACAAAGACCAATATCAATTAGATAGTCCTGTAAATTGTGAACCATTTTATGATAGGTTTGAAAACCAATTAGCAGGATGGACTGCAACAATGGATATTGTAATTTATAACGATATAAGAATCTGTTAATGAACTTTGAAAATATAAATAAGGCTCTTAATGATTTTGGAAGGTATGTTGTGCAACAAGCCAGAACAAGACTGACTAAAAACAAACAAGGAGGAGGAGCATTATATGAATCAATAAGATACACATTAGATGAAGAACAAAAAGGATTTATACTTGACTTCTATATGGAAGATTACGGTATATTTCAAGATCAAGGTGTTAAGGGTGCTAATCCTGCATTAATAAAAGGAGGCAGACAAAAAGCTCCTAACAGTAAGTTTAGTTATAAACAAAAGATGCCACCAATGCAACCTTTAAGAGACTGGGCACAAAGAAAGAATATAAGATTTAGAGATAAAGAAGGTAAATTTAAAAAAGGAAGTTATAAGAGTATGGCATTTGTATTACAGAGAAGTATATACGCACAAGGATTTAAACCTACATACTTTTTTACTAAACCATTTGAAGCAGCTTTTAAAAGACTGCCAGAAGAATTAGTAAACGACTTTATATTAGATATAGAAAAAGGAATAATATTAGGAACAAAAAAATAAACAATGGCAGCAATAGCATTAAGAAGTCCACAATATAAATATATAACTGCAGGAGCTAATTCAGCTTATGCAATATGTACAATTACAATAGGAGGTTCACTAAAGTATACGTTAAGGAAAGAAGTTGCACCAAATGAAGTAGCTCTTTTTGAAATAGCAGAATTATGCAGAGATTTTTTAGATATAACTTTTGACGGAACATATACTGCTCAAACATTAACAATAGTTACAGCTATAAACGCTTATACTGGAAGTGATAGTCTAGTTAATGGCACACAATGGACTGACATAGGATATGATGCTTATGGAACATTTATGGAGGGGGATAATCCTACCGTGCCTTTTACAAGTTTACCAAACACTTTATTTGAAAGAGAACCATATCCAGCAGCAGATGCAGAAATATATGTACCTGTTGGTTACGCAGGTGTTGTTGCTGGTATTACAACGGCAGGTGTTATGAATTATTATTCTTATACTTCTAATCAATCAGAAATTATAGGAACTACAATGGGGGTTAGAGTTAATATAAATAGAATAGATTGTACTAAATATGGGGATGGTCATAAAATTACATTTGTAAATAAATTTGGAGCATTACAAGATATTTGGTTTTTTTTAAAAACAGTTTATACTACTTCTAAAAAACAACAGCAATTTCAAAGAAATATAATTTCATCAACAGGAACTTATAGTGTTAATCAACATACTAAACAAGTTTTTAATACAACAGCAAGTCAAAAATTTACATTAAGTTCTGGATATTATCCTGAATGGTGCAATCAATGGTTTGAACAATTAATGTTATCAGAAAAAGTTTGGCTTAC